ACTTCAGCAGCAGGAACATCCTCAACAGCAGGGGTCAGGGCATCAACCGGAGCTTCAGGAAGCTCTTCAGCGATAGCAGCGTCACCATTGTCGTGAGTTTCCTCAACAACAGCAGCAGGTGCATCAGGCACAATGTCATCAAGAGACTGCGCGATTTCCTTAATGGTAGCCAGGGCTGCCAGGTCATCGCCGGTGATGGTGTCACGTGCCTCAAGCTCGGTAACACGGGCGGTCAGCTCGGCAACCTTGCCGGTGATTTCCGTGCGAGCCTTCTGAAGCTGTGCGACGTAGCCGGAAAGTGCCTCAGAAAAAACGCTCATATAATCCTCCAAATAATAGTTGGTAGCGCCAATCACCATCAAGATTCTTGTTAGGATTGAAGCTGGGTACCGCTGGTTCACGGCAACTATTAACGATAACATAACACGGTGGAAAAGTAAAGTTCCACTACGTGTTTTCTACTATTGGTTGCTCATCCCAAAATTCAGAAAGATGCAGTTTAACCCAATTTTTGTAATCATGCTCTGCACTACCAAATGTGGTGAATCCATTGGAAGCCTTCACAACCTCTAACTGTTTGGTGAATGGGTTTAGTTCGCGTAACTTCCAATAGTATTGGCCCCGCAAGTTTCCGATAGCTAGGGTGTATTCTTCACTATTCGTTGTTGTTATTTTCTTCAGCTCGATTATCATTCTCTTCTTTTCTTTCCCAATTAAAACGCGTACGCCAATTGATAATAGTCTTATATGATCGGCCAACAATCCGGGAAATTGCCTTCATGCTTTCCCCTTCATAATAAAGCTCACGGGCCTTATCAATCTTATCTTGCGGAAGTTTCTTGCCGAACTTAGGGGCAACCAGTTCAATATTGTACCGCTTCTTGTAGTATTCTAGAAGCTGGTTAGAGATGTTAAGTTTTTTGCAGATTTCGTAGGACATAAAGCCTTGTTCTGCAAGATCAATAATCTGTTGGTGTGTTTCAGTAGGGCGTGATGTTTTAATCTTATCCTTATTGCGAGAGAAAATTCCCTCCAAGTTTGCCCGTGAAACACCGTATCGTTTTTGTAGTTCTCTTTTGCTAACACCGGAATTATATTCATCAATAAGGTGATTAATTGTTTCCTCTAAAACATTGTGCTTTGGAAGCTGGTAATCTTCTTTTTTGCGGCTCACTGTTGTTACTCCAATCTTTTTTTTGAATGTTATAACAACATGTTAGCACAAGTTTTGAAAGTTGTCAAATCACCTGTTCCATACCCACTTCCGGGAACCACAATCAAACATCTTCACATGCCCGCCATCAGTCATAATCTGAGTCTCATTAGGCATCTGGGTACGATAACGCGGAATATAGAACTCACTAAAAATATTAATCCACCAATAGTTAGGTTGAGTGAACTTAACAAACTTAAAGCCAAGGTTTTCATACATGGCACCACGGGTGCGGGCAATATCACTATACGAAAATACTTCTTCCGGGTCATATTCCCTAACAAAAGATTTAAACAACCGGTAAACCCCATCCTCACACTTCTCATACTGTACCGAATGCCAGAAAGTGCCGTTAAATTCAACCCCAAACTTTAATTCATCATTATACAGATCAATTTCTTTAGGGTAGATAGCTTTACGAGTTTTGTTGAACTCTTTACCGGAAATTTCCTCTAGGATTTGCTTCAACTCTACTTCAAAGCGGGACACTTCTTTAGGTAAGTATTCATTTAGCTTGTACCGACGCTTCAAAACACAGGCCAATGTGTAGCTAATTCCAGTCCGCTCTGAGAATTCAGTAACAGTCTTGGCTCCTGTTTCTTGAATAACCCGGATCACATCATCACGAGTTTGGAGCATATTCCTGTATTCAGGTAGAACTGAATAGCCAAGCGCGTTAAGGGAGCCATTCATACGTGATTCTTCAGTTTTTCCATAATGATCAACGCCGTATTTTTCCATACAAGTTTCGCGTCGCTTTTGCTTTACAGATTCAAGCTCAGCAATATTTTCTACCCCATACTTTTTCTTTGTTGCTTCACGAACTTCTTCTTTGCCGTCTTCTCCAGAAAAGAAATTGTCACGACCATATCGGTCGATCATTGTTTCACGGTATTTAGCGTACTTTTTCTTACTATAGTCTTCACCATGCTTTTCTACATTAGTCTGGTGACGTATCTTATTCCTTAGAGTGTGATCACGTGACAAACCAAGCGCTTTTGCTCGATCAACAATAGTATCTACTGACACACCAAAATGTTTTGCAATGTTCTCTTGGCTCATTTCTTCCCAGAGTGCAGAAAGCTCTTCATGGTCAATAGAAATTACCTTCTTTTTTTTTGGCTTCAGGTTAGTCCCAATCCTGTGTTTTGGTACGTTATTGTCTTTGAGTGCTGTTGAGATAGTTGGTGTTGAACAACCAAAGTGTGCGGCACAATCACGCAGTGATGCCCCTCCTGTGTACATTTCAATTAATTCTTTCACTTTATTTTCATCTGAAAACAGTGGCTTCTTTTTAGTCATGCTTTCATCTTACCACAACTCGGGGAGAGTGTCAAGTTTTAGATATAAGAAAAGCCCCACCATGAGATGGGGCTAAACTTAGTTGATTGGAGCTAACTAGCTCTTGCGGAGTGCCACAATGCCAGCAGCGTTCAGAATAGCCATGCCGATAAGTTCGTCCATGACCCAACCGTAGTGGAAGTCTTCCACTTTGTTATTTTCCTCCACGTCCAGAGAATACATTATTGGCATGACACCTAAAAATTCTGGCGCGGGCGTGAGATACATTGTGCCAGCCGGAATGATCGGGGATTTACCAATCTGGAATTCACCAAAAGTGGTGATAGTTTCACCAGCAACAACATTATCCTTGAATGCCCAACCAGTCTGATTGATTTCCCAGCGGTAGAAGTCACGGTAATCACGGGTATTACACAGAATGCGGGAAGAATCCAGCTGACGAGTATCCGGGATAGAAACAGCGGAATACAGATCGTTAGCGGTAATGTAGTCGGAAGCAATGGTAATTTCGTTCGGCAAAGCACCACCAGTACGAGCATCCGGGTTGTTAGCCTGGAACTGCGAAATAGCACCTTCCAGCAGGGTAACAAGACGCGAGTCTTCAAGCTTCATAATAGCTTCTTTAGACTCTTCCTGAGCATACTCAACAACGTTTGCACGGGCCATCCAAACATCCTCTTTACGGACCTTCGGGAAAGCAGCAATGCGGAACAGGTCAACCTGCACACGCTTTGCCTCAAACATCTTGACCTTTACTTCACCATCAGTGGAATGCAGGATATAAGCCTGGCCCCACTGGTCAAGAACGTCGTACTGAACCGGAACACCCGGCTCCAAAGCATCTTCCAAAAGAACGTTACGCACAATACCCTGGTAACGCAGCTTCAGCTGGATAGGCCCAATCATGGACTTACCAATCTTCAGAACACCGGAACCATTAGCGTACATCTTCTTCAGAGCATTGGACTTCTCGGAAGCGGTGAGTTTACGGCCACCCATGCGCTTGTAAGCAGCAGCAATTTCGTTAGCGTAGTCCTGGCTGGACTTTGCAAAACGCATCAAACCTTCAGTCATGAAACTAAAATCCTTTTTCTAAAATAGTTAACTGTTTACTTATGGCTTACTTTTGATTAGGAAACACCCAGACGAACGACAATGCGGTTCGTGCTGATAACGTCAATCAGCTCTGCCACAGCGTTTTCTTTGGTAGCACCCGTCGTGGTAAGACGGCCCTCATCATTAGCAGTCAGATACTGCTTGGAACCATCCTCTTTCAGAGTGTAGGAAGCCGTGGTGTCGAAAGCCGGGGCAAGAATCTCAAACAGAGAATCATTTCCACCAACCCAAACAGAGAACATGTTAGAACCAGTGCCGCTCACTTCATCAATACGCATCTTAGGAGCAACAAACAGAGCGGAAAGACCGAAAGCCTTAGCAGTGCCCTTAACAGCGCCAGTAAGGGGAGCAAAAACTTCACCCTTCTTACGGTACATAACAGTACCCGGAAGAATATCAACGGTGGGATTCTTCAGGAACTCAGGATCAAGGAAGCCAGCGTAAGGGGTGGCCTGAGTGGTAGCGTAAAGCGGGGCCAGCGTGCGCTGCTGATTCGGATTAGTAACCGGGGGCATAAACATATTAATTGTATCCTCTCATTCAAATATTAATTACTATTTAGATGAAAACCATGTGATCGGGGATAGTGAAATTGCTGGAATTACCACTAAACCGCATATTAGGCTTAGACGGTGCACTAGCCTTCTTCACTACACGGGCTTCAGCCTGCTTCTTCGGCATGGCTTCAAGCGCGCGGATTTGGGTTTCAACAAACAGTGCAGATTCTTTCGCAAGGGAAACAGCAAGTTCCCACTTGGAACCGGAAGCCAGACCATGATCAATCTGAAGTTCAGCAAGTTTCAGGGCATCAAGTTCAGATGCAGTCTTCAGTGGCTCATCACCCGGGGCCATAGTCACATCAGTTTCCTCTTGGAATTCCTTGATGTCTTCACCATTGTTGTGATCAAACTCGGTTCCCGTGGGGTGTGCGGTCACATCGTCATGCTGAACAGGGGCGGTAACATCAACACTAGGGGTCTCTGGAACATCATCAAGGGGGCTAGCCTGCTTCTTAAAGGCGGCCTTCAGGCGCTTGTTAGCAATGCGTTCTTTACGTAAAGCAGCCTTAACTTCCTTAAGCTCATCTTCAAGAATGGCAATCTCTTCCTGAAGCTCTGCAACCTCAGCGGAAGCGTCCTGAACATCCTCAACAAGCTCATCTACAACGGAATCCGGGACTTCACCAGTGAACTCACCAGCAGAAAGACCCTCATCCTCAGTGGAAGCAGTGTGGGAATCATCATCAGAATCGTCACTGTGATCATAAACCTCGTATGCCTCATCAAGGGCATCCTTGGCTTCATCCTCAGTGTCTTCCTTATGGGAGTCACTGTCAGTGGAGTCATCGGAAGCGTGATATTCGATCAAAGCGTCTTCCTGGGATTGAACATCTTCAAGAACACCGTCCTCGAATGGTTCAGCTACAGGGGTATCAGCAACGAAAGCATCTTCCTGCTCACCCTGATTGTAAACATCACTCATATTTTCAACCTCGCTTTTTGTTTCTTCACTAATTACATCTTTATGATTAACATCATGAAGTGCCTCAAATGCGGAAAAGATTGATTTGGAAACATCACGGGCAACAAGATTTTCAGGAATAGTGAATTCCTTTTCACCTCGTTTTGTTGCCAAAGTAATCTTACCGGATTCAATTTTAATACTGATGTGCTCTATTGCCTGATTCATTTGGATAGTAGGCGCTTCATTCGTGAGAAAAAGTGCTTGCTCCTCTGTAGTTCCTCCGACAATCTGAATAAACTCGCCGGTAACTGAATCAATTGCCTGGTGGTTAACAGTATCGTACATGATATTGGCTGACGGGTGCTTAATCATACCAGGTTCTACATCAAACCAAAAGTAAACGAACTTAAGTTCTTCACCCAAATCAAGTTTAGCTACCTTAGTTGTCACCAGCCGTACCTTTCTTCATGAAGTTTAGGGAATTTAAAAGTGATGTATTCAAGCTTTTTCTCAAAAGGAAGTTTTTCAGGCACAAGGAACTGATTACCCTCATGGTTGGAAATAACAATATCCCTGTTGACCAAAGCAACCTGGAAAGTAATGCCGTCACCACGCGGAGAAAAACAGAATGATTCGCTAACAATTTCCGGGTTAAGTGGATAGTAATTCTCTATGTACCGGTAAATTGTGTAAAAATCATCAATGTTATCCAGTTCTTGTTTCTCTTCCTCAGAAATCTCCTCAGAGAATTCATCAGATGCCGTAACAACTTTTGATATCAAAGCGGTCTCATCAGCGGGGTCAAAAACATAAGACAACTCAAAGAAACCAAAATCATAGCAAGTCTCATAGACAAGCTTGCCGTTAATCTTAGTTCCCTTGTAATTCAAAACATGATCGCACATGTCAAAAACGTTGCTCGACTCATTGCCGCAAATGGAACAAACAGAACGGCGGGCTTCACACCCCATAGAAACAGAGTCTAATCCACCTTCAATGAGTTCTTTTGCAAGCAAAGGGAATTTCTCTGCATCGACTTCCTGAATGACTTCGATGTACTTATCTTTACCGTCTTCAACAAAACGACAAGCAACAACAACGCCACGGGCTTTCGTGGGGTCATCATTAACATGGTTAACGAAAACAGGCTTGCCTAAAAAGGTTTTGTAAGTCTTTTTAAGTTCACTAGACGGCCACGCATCAAAGTTCTGGTTCACTCGGGAAGAAATAGCCCGTGTTGTCGTGTAAATCTTACCCGGGGTAGGTTGCCAACCAGGTAGAAGATCAAATCCATCTAGGTCAATGGAGCCAACGTTAGATACTTTGTGTTTGGAAACAATATTCTTATCGGACATAATGGGTACCGTCCAGCCAGAGACGTGAAAGAATCTCTTCATCAGAGTTAGCTTCATTAATGAGCTGCATTTGCTCTGCACGGGTGAATTTACGGCCAGCTTCTTTGCTATGACTATGTTCATCCACTGGAACTACATCACTACCCAAATCCTCTAGAATATCCTCCATTTTACGCATGAAGCCAAATCCAGCTGACTGGTTAGATACACCAATTGGGGCTGGTCCAGAGCCGGAGAACGGCTGATGCTGCAATGCATCATCCAATTCAATTTCATCAGGGTAGTTAGCCTCATGGCCATTAATCAGAATAGTAGAAGTCTCTTCACCCTCACCAAACTCATCAAGGTCTTCCACCCAATGATCATCCTGTTCCTCAATGTAGTTAACATCAAGTGAAGCGGGCTTCTGGTAGTACGGGCGAACGTCACGCTTACGCTTACGGTTTTTCTGAATATCCTTATTGGTATCCAGTTTCTGAAGCTTTTGCAGCTCTAAATAAGCGGCGTAAGCATGAGAGCAAAGACGGCCAACATAAGTGTGTTTACGAACAAAAGCATGTTTACCCCACTCGCAAGTGCAAGACCACTCTGTAACATTCCCAGCCCCAATGACTGCACCACCACGAACCACAACAGTAGAATATGTACCGTTGTCACCGGTAACATTGGCAAAAATAGCTCTAGGGGTGACCTCGATAGGAGCGACTTTAGATTCACGGCGCAACCTCGCAGCTTTAGCCTGAACATCTTTCCAAGCTGCCTCGCGGAACTCTTCATTTTGTTCACAAAGCTCAATAAAGGCTGCAACCTTCGGGTTAACGTTTCCTGCATGGCTAAAATGAAATTCCTCTACAAAACCTTCCGGGTCACGCAGCATCTTACCATTATCACTGTCAGGGTCTATCTTCTCTTCAGTTTCAATCTCAATATCAAACGGGCGTGACGGCTCTAAACGCTCCTCATTAACCTCTACGTCTTCTTCATCAGGAACGATGGTTGAGAAGCCCCAAAAATCATCAGTTTCAGGATCAACTGTGTAGGGAAGCTCGTGATCTGGATTAGGTTTTGGCTCGGAAATTTCTTCATCATTAAACCCAATGGGCATATCACTAGCCGCAACCCATGTTTTAAAACCGGGTCCAGACACTAGGTAACTAACATGGCGACCAGAATCATCTTTTTCTAAAACGAATCCTTCACCATATTGAGTGAGTACTTTTTGCATGAAAAACTCCTTATATTTTCTACCTATTAATGGCTTAAATATAAGGAGTTTAAGTGTTTCTGTCTACTGAATTTCCGAAAGAATTTCCTCTAATTCCTCAAAGGTGATTCCATAGTCGGATTTCCAATTTTCATTGCCGTCGTATTTAGCATCAAGATATTCATCGTATTCAAGATCGCTGAATGGTCGGTTAGCCTTCATCATAATGAAATTGATCAAAGACTGGTCAACACTCGAAGTTTTCGGCATCTCAAAACGCATTTCATCTGACTCCATTGCTCGCATAGCATCACCGGGACCGTAGTCTGAACCACCACTAGAGATATCAGGGCGGCCTTTTTGAGGGCCATCTTGTGGCGTAGTGGTAGATGGACGGCCACCACGATTGACAAAATCCATCGTCTCAGCTGGATTGATACCCTGCGCCTCTTGGCTATTCATCATCTCGCGCTGATACTCCATTTGCTTAATTTGCATCATGGACTGTTCAGACTGCATAAAGTACGCAGCTAACTCAGGTGGAACAGGCAGACCTTTTTCTTTAATAACCTCCAAGGCCCTCTTCTTTGCTGTAGCCTCACTCAGATACTTTTTGACCGTTTCCTCAAAAATGGAATCCTGTTCTTCATCCATGTCAACGGGAAGATTAACAGCAAGCGCTTTGTCGGAAATAGGAACCCCGGCTGCTTTGAGTTGCAACAGGAATTGACGCTCTTGTGCTTCATCACGCAGATTAAGGGTAGCAAAACGGACTTCAGGTATAAGAAGAACATATTCCTGAACCTCTTCAATTTCACCAGTTTCAGGATTCTTCCTTAGAACACTCTCTGTGACGTATTGTTTCTGTCCATCAACTTCTTCATAGTCATAATGGCCTTGAACCTCCGCAACAATCTTCATGCGCTTCTTCATATGCGTTTTGATATGCTGTTGGAAATTAGTCATCATCTGCGTGACGAATTCACGGTTCAAAGCACTAGAAGCATAGGGGCCACCAGAAGAACCGGAAATAAGAGACTCACCAATACCCCACGCCTGAAGAAGTTTCTTTGTGATACGATCAAAATCTTGATCAAAACGCGGAACAGACTCACGGCCAAAAACAGATTTAATATCAAAACCAAAGTGGTGAATGAGCATTCTGAAATCGGCTGCGAGTGCTTGCTGCATCAAATCACGAACGTTATTCAGTTCTTCCTGCGTAGGAACCCACGGAACGCCCGTGCCGTCAATATCCTTAATACCCAAATTGCCAAGGATAAACGGTGAGTACAGGCGGTCTGCAACAGCATCTTGCGCGGCATTAAGTGACTCTTCCAACATAAGAGTTTGGAAAGACCTAAGCATATGTGGAGTACCCCGCAAATCCCACGGGCTAATCTTGTTAGCCATGCGGGAAACTAAATCAGGGGACAGTTCCAGGCCGTCACCAGATGTTGCAGCATCAATAATTTCCGGGTAGAAATGCTCCAACATCTTCATTTGTTCTTGCTTGTCTTTGCGAACCTTAGTTGAAGTTTCAAGGCTGTTCGACTTCAGGTCTTCAACTATAGGAGAAACATCAAGCAAAACCTGCTCATCGGAAGAAAAATGAGAACGGGAAACGATAACGTTATCTGGGTTTAGAATCTCTTCACTTTCCCAAACACCATTGACTTCATCAAAGTGCCCTAGAATAGTGCACTCCCCGGAAATGAAAAATTCTTTCCCAATTTCTTTAAGGAAGTTTTCGTAATTGAGTTTTTCCGGGTCCATGAACATATCACGGTAAAACTCCGCAATATCATCATCTTTACAAACAAACTCTAGACCGGCGGTAGGAAAAGTTGAATAAATATCCACAAGCAACGGAACAAGATCGTGGGTAGCATAAAACATGCGTGCCCAATAACGAATCTTCTTAAGCTCTTCCGGGTCTTCAAAATTAAACGGAATATTCTTGTCTTTGAGTGAAGAAAGCGGTTCTCTTACCTTTGGGAGCGCAATCTGCATATTTGTTGAAGACAATTTGGTAACCGTGCTATTATTTTGTGTGTTAGCAACTTTTTGTTTGTTGTTAACCGTGTTCTTAACTCGGTTGTACCGGCGGCGTTTACTTGTGGACCTTTTGGACATTAATCAATCAACTCCGACTTAACAGAAACATGCTCACCATTAACAAAAATCTTATATGAGTTTGTTTCTAATTCAAAGCCAGAAACAATCCCCTCAAAATTAGCTCGACCATTCTCATGGTAAACAGTAACCAAAGAGCCAAGCGGGTGATACATCTTGCTCATAAGAAAAGCATTATTCGCCTTATCTGTTGACGTATCAGGATTTGCGGAACAGACACGGCAAAAACCCGACTTAACGTCGGGGTCATAAAAAACTATTTCCCTACTGCTGCAATTGTAGCATTCAACCTTCATTTTTCCTCAGAAAACACTAATCGACAATAGTGTTTCTTACCGGAACTTCCCTAGCAACGAAAACACTATTGCCTTGCGAACTAATTTCATAAGCGTTCCAGATTTTACCACACCTGCATGTAGAAAACGATGGAACATTAAGAACACTACCACAGTCACACTCGAAAGCCAATTTATTCTTAGAAAGAAAAGCATTCTGGTGACGGTCAAAAACCCAACCACTCGACGCGATTTTGAGTTCAGTGTTCACAAATGAAGTGAAAATTTCACCACATGAGTTATTAATCTCAATCAAACCATCATAAATGGATTGAGTTAGCTCATTCCAGGGGAGGTTACTTTCTTCAACAAAGTCTTCAAAGGAAGCGGGGTCATTGGTGTTTTTCTCGAACATTTCGCAGTATTTGATGAATTCGTAAACGATATCGTCACGAACACCCGGGTCATTATCAATATGGCCAACAAATTCCTTCTTAAGAGCTGCCTTAAGCGGGGCTGTGTTTTCAACACCAAAGTTAGATATGCAAATCTGCTCAAGTTCTTTCCCAACCAAATCAATGCGCCGGTGGAAATCAAAATCGTTGGTTGCCAATGCAAGGAAGCTACCGAAACATTCTTTTGCCTCAGTGAGGGCCTGTTTAAAAACGGCCTCATTGGCTTCAATCTTATCCTGAGTTTGAGATGCCTCAACCAGGCCGTAATCAAACAGTGAAAAACTCAATGCCCAATCCTTTTCATATTAAACACCTTCTTCATCTATTGTCACCTTTAAGTTTGCTTTATCAATAGACAAAGACTCAAAAGTATGATTCCAATTTTGAGAATTGGTCTCGCAATTTTGAAGCTCAATTATTAATTTTAAATTAGCCTGCCGCAACTCTTTGATAGTTTCCATAGCCTCATTGAGCTGTTCCTTAAAATCGTTTAGAGTTGCGAGATAAAGAGCTTTCCGGTTTTCTGTCTCTTCCTTATAGAAAGCCTCTTGCCGATCAAGACGTGCCTCATAATCTTCCGCTTGATCATCAATTTGCTTTTTAAGCATGATAATGACATTTTCGGCGGCTGACTGGTTGTCTAGCTTTAATTCCCGCGAGAACTCGTGCCGTGTTTTCCTCCAACCTTGCCAAGCCTCAATGGTTTTTGGAATAACAATTGCGCCGCCACCGGTGCAGAAAGCCAACAGAGCATAATCCCAGACACTGTTAGCCTGTGGTGTAGGAACTTGCACCGTCGATTGAGCGAGAATCAGAGCTATTTCCAACACAGTTCACCTCCAAAGCGGACAATCATTTTTGTGATTTGAATCCATATTTGTTAGTAGGCGGAGTGAACTACTGAATGTATATAAATTTCTTTGTCTCTTTTATTACAGAGTCCAAATCGTATAACTCCCCCGGTGGGCCAAAAAATGTTACCGCCCGGTGCTCTATCTCTTTTGATGGGTCAAGATGTTTTGATTCCGGGAAGTCTTTCATGTCAGAAAGAATAGCCCATGCCACGTGGTTTTTTATTTTGTCACGTGACGTTTTAGAGACTTCCGCAACATAAGGGTGTTCAGTGTAATATTTGTCTAAATCGGAAATAATTTTGTCACTCAAAGTTCTCTCCAAATCATTTTGGGAAACAGACCTTGCGAGAACGGCATAGTTAATTCTATTTCCGATAGGAAAACACCGGTTACTAGCAGCTGTCATACAGAATTTCCAACTACGTTCACCAAACATCTTACGTTTTAAACTTTCTAAGGATTAATTAATTTTTACCCTCTCACATATTCTTGTAATCCAAGCGCATATATAGCCAAAGTTGCATCCTCTAGAGTAGGAGCAAAAGAAAAAATCGCGCGCACAGCCTTACGGCAAGTATCTGGGTCCGTTTCTTGAACATCCTCAACCGTGCGCATCCAACCAGCCCTATCTAAGAATGCCATGAGAAAAACCTCCATATTGTAAGTGATAAAAAAACAATACAATACGAATAAAAAGTTTTCAACTAAAAACCACGACCACGACCGGAAGCACCACGATAAGAATTACGTTGAGCATACATATTAGTTGGAGTAACAAAAGAATCCAGCTTACGGGAAAAATTCTGAATACCAATACCAGTCTTCTCAGCCAAAACAGAATTACTTTGACCAAACGCCGGAACAATATCCATAACAGACTTATCCCATTTATCCAAACTATCCTGAAGCAAATCAACAGTTACTTCCATCAAAGTATCGGCAAGGTCTTTCTTAGTAATAGGACCAAATTCAGGCTTAACAACCTTACCGTTCTTTTCGGACAAAAACTTTAATTCAAGTTCAAGAAGTGAACCCTCATTACCTTCCCATAAATCGTCTTTGTACGAATGAACCCAGCCAAGATTAAGTGCTGATTTAAAATTCTCCGCGCGCTTACGGTTTGAACTATCAGAGAAAGTAACCTCACCAATTTGAATGTGAGGATACTTCTTCTTTAGCATGGAAATAAACGCGGCGGAATTCCATTGGTCGGAAGTAAACTTAGCGGTAGACGGGAATCTATCAAGAATATCCTGCAAATCATCAAAAACAGAAACATAATCAATGGTTTTATCCGGGAAATCTTCCGCGCGCCATACATGCAGATAATCCACAATAACATGCGGCCAATAATAACCACTATCATCTGGCTCTGGTGGATTCTCCAGGTGAGCAATACATAGCGCGAAATCAGCGTTAGTGGACGCGGGGTCAATATGAATACGGTAAGACTTACCAATTTCACCTTTATTTTGAGCCTCTAGTGTACGACCACCCCAGAACGGCAAAAACATTTGATCAACTTTTTCCGGGTTAAGATAAGCATCAATAACCGACGCGAATTGCGCCCGTCGCTCAACCTTAAATTTTTCCGGGTTAGAAGCCTCCAAAACCAACATACGTTTACCCTCGGGCGTAACATTATCAGGCTCATACTGAATAGGCTTATCCTTCTTAATCCCAGTAAGCTCAAAAGACTTTTGATAATCCTTGTAAGGTTCCCACGACGGCAATTGGAAGATAAGCATTTCCGGGTTAGCAAGAATCTTCTTCATACCCTCTTCAGCGGAAATAAATGCCTCTTCCTCAGACAATTCACCCAACTTAAGACCGTGCTTACGGTTGTACTCATCTAGAGTTTCACAACCAGAAACATAAAGGTCATAGAATTTACCGACTTTAGACCACGGGGAAGACGGCATATACGTAAACCCATGTTTGCCGAACTGGTCAAGGGCTGGCTGGTAACCGTCATAAACCTCTTCAGATGTACGAACAGAGCCAGTGCCAGAAAGCATGTGCGCGAACTCATCATAGAAGTTGGCGAACGTGGTAGACCCACGGCCAGATGCGCTGTTTGATGAAGCAGCAACAACCTTCAGTGAAGCAATCTCACGATCAACCGGAACGCCACTCTTTTTCAGGCGCAAAATACGACGTTCATCAGCTGGTGTGCGCAAAGTAATAATGGAATCCAGTGAGCTAGAGATAGCAGGTTGTAAATACTCGCAACGCTCAATAGTCTGCCTAATATCAGCAAATTGAAATCTCTTAGCCTGAGTTTGAGTGGTTGCAATGCAGTTCACGTAACCATCTTTACCATCAGGCAAACCAAAGTGTTTCTGCCAGTCATCAAGTGAATACATGTAGGCAAGATGCTCCGCACCACAAATGCCACCAATCATGCCCTTGCCAGCACGACGGCCCATAACAGCTTGAACATGTGGGAAACAACGATAACCATGTTGCTTAAGGTACTCTACACGTTCCCAAATATCCTTTTGTACACCAATGGGTTGTGTAGGGTCTGCGAAAGATTCAGCCCACCTCGAAATAACTTCAACATCATATGCTGTCATATTTTCTGTTTCCAAATAAATAAGCTTAAGCATAGTCTGTTGACGCGGATACAATTCAATCCCACAAAAACTTTTATGGGTAGCAAAATCAACAATTGAATCCCACGGTGCCCCTGTATTGAGGATATTCTTCATTGAAGAAAAAGGGTCAAAACCAGAAACAGGTGCCGCAACTTTTTTCGCCATAATAGTTTTAATCCTACATGTTAGTTAGTGAGTAAACAAATAAAAAAAAATACCTGTCTACTTTTTAAAAGCAAACAAGTATTTTTATTATAGATAAAACTACAGGCTCTTAACCCGATCAAGAGCAGCCTTAGTGATACGATCACGCATCTCATCACTCAGACGAGTAGCAATCTCATCAACAGTAAGCTGGTGGCTAGGGGCCTTCTCAGGCTCCGCGTGCTCATGGCCGGGGTCACGCATAGCTTCAGTGCGCTCATTAAGGAAACGCTCTGCCTCACGCTCAATCGACTCCAACTGGGAAGCAGAAAGACCATTCTTAGTCTTATACACACCAAAAACAGTAGCCAAGCCAAACAAGACCAGTACTGCGAACTGTGCCCACTTAGGCAAGTCCATACCCATCACAGCAGCCTGCGAAATAATAACAGAAACCACACCAACAGTTGCGGTCACAGTGTTGGCAATTTTCCGGTACCAGGGCTGTGCCTGATATTTATCCCAAAAGAATTGACCAATGAAATCCATGCTCATCACAATGGCCTTGGAATTTACACCATTAGGCATTTTATTACTGTCCCTTCTTGATAGCCTCAGTGAGGCCCTGAATAGAGATATTGATGTTCTTCAGCTCATTCAGAACATCCTTCTGGAGAAGAAGAATAGCCTCGGAATTAACGCGAGCGTTGTAGGCATGGTCATCCGCGTTGAGAATGAACTTCTTCAATGGTGCTCGGTATTCTGGGTTACCGTTTGCCTCAAAAACTTCATCAAGTGCTGACATTAAATCATCGTCCTCATCATTAGACACGGCAACAGTGCTGCCATTAATAATTTGCCTCACATATTCAATCACAACATCCCACGGGAAGTTAGCCCCGGGGTCAGTATGATTGGTTTCACGCCATGCTTGCGCGGCATCACCATGACCAGCAATACCACGAACAAGGCCACGAACTTCATCCGCGTTAATTTTGCGTGGTTCAATATTGTACCGTACACACCAGTCAGCCAAAATACGAGCAACCGAACGCAACTGAGCATCACGTGCTAGCCATTGGTCACGAGAATCAGCTGAATAACCACAACAAGACACATGCAAACCAATACGGTTAGCAGTCCATCCAGCAGACCACGTGATGTAATCATCATCATTGGAACGGACGGTTTTACCGTCACCACCAACAAGAATATGATACGAACCCGTATTAGAAGTGTCCTGCCAACGGGAAACATTCAACGGATCACGATCCGACGGATTTTCAACAGTGTGCACAAAAGCCTGAACAATCGTGCTCTTATCACGCCACCCGGAATCATTATCACCTAAATCATCAATATCAGCTTGGAACTGATTACCAGTCAAAACAAATTCACCCCTTGGTTTATCGGAAACAGGTGCGGACTTAGCACCAACAGGATTTTGACCCCACTCAGGGGACAGAACATCGCTCACGTCAACAGTGATTCCATCGATTTTCGGCCCGGGGTTACTAGGTGTGTCAACTACTCGCTGGAACAAAACAACACCATCTGTGATTGTATTAGGGGTTGACCATGCTTTAGTTTGCCATGCCCAATACTTCCCGCGTATCGGAGACTCACCAACAACACCATCTTCAATGGCCCACGCGCAAACACGAGAATGGCCGTAAATACCTACGCGCTCTTTGCCGATAGCGTCACAAGCGCCCCGGAAGTATTCAATGCCGAAACTATTCCACTCATCAAGTGTTATGTTGAAGTCAACAGCGAAATAACATGGTTGTGGCTTAGCGCCTAGAGCATCGATGCGTTTTGCGGCCTCGGAAGCATCGGCAAAACCGCCCTGATATCCACGCCGAACATCAGAGTTATGATCCTTGCCGTATTGCCACACAAAAGCAATTTCAAGCCCGTTATGCCAGTAGTCAAATGCTTCTTCACTATGGATAGGCTTACCACGCATAGTGGATAAACGCGCATCTGAAATATACCGTACAGCACCAATATGACCGGCGTTTTTCACTGATTGGGCCGCAATAGGTGCGGCGGAATAATCAACTACTGTTGCCATAAACCACCTTCTAAAATAATTTTGTTCAACTATTTAAAACGCGGGGTACTCGGTACAAATCATGTTGTACCAAACAAGTCCAAGGTCAACATCATCAGCATTTACCCAAACACTCGCGTACACTTTGCCAGTGTAAACCTGTGGGTTTACTGGTTGTATCGGGAAAAAACCTTCACGCGGAGCGTTATTGTTTGACCAGCACGCAGCAGCAACATTTGTATCATTATCATTGTACCCTTGTTTTTCACTAAGAAGAATGTGAACAGACGCGTATGAACTAGCACTTTTTGTTAGTTGCATAGTTCCCTCGAATATAAGCAAGTTAGGGCGGTGAGTAGCGGGAATTTCCCACTCATAAACCTTGTATTTATTCCCACTGCTATAGGTCTTTTTTGGCATCGCGCTTCCACTAAGCGTGTGAAGACGGGGGAAGTTACCATCAACCATGTTGATTGAATTAAAGTCAACCTGTCCGTTAGTGTTTAGTGGAACAATGCTGCCTTGCTTTTTCCAGTTAACATTGTTATTGAATTTAGCTATTCTTTCTTTAGCTAAATCAAAACCCCTTTTATCAACAAGTTCCCTGGTTTTGTTGTAAAAAGAAGACCTGCGCTCCTTATTAACAAGACGGGAATCAACATACTCCTTAACTTCTTTTTGGTCAATTTTAGGAACAACACGGCCATTAACATAGGAAAGCGTCGCAGGTGAGCCTTTATCACTCGCGGATTGAATGCCAACATATCTTAAACCAGCCATTTTATCACGCCCTCATTGGTGTAATAGCGAACTTAACAAAATTTTCCCCATTACCGGAAATACCAGCTGCACCATCAAAACCATTAAGGAATTGTGCTTTCAATTTAAGTTTTTGGGTCTTAGGGTTAGATGGGTCAATGTAAACCCTTAATGCAGCCGCGCCGAATATATAACGCATATTAGTTGCTTCTCTAAAAGCGACACCAATAGAGTAATCAGTCCAATGCGTAGTTTCATTGGGGTAAAAATCAGCGTAAAATTGAATAGCTTTATAAGTATCTACTTTAGCAACCCATTTGCAATGAAGCGCAAAGTTATTAAAAAGCTTAAACCGTGTTAAATCAATCTCTGTCACATCAACATGGGATTGATTTCCAGGGTCTTTGAATCCAATGTAAGAACTTTCCCACGTGTTTGGATAGATGCCAGAGAAATTATCTTGCGATGGGAAATTAACGCGAGAAATAGCGCCACGGTCCATTGTCAAAAAAGACTTGGACTTAGCGGCATAGTTTAGACTAAAAGGAACAAGCCACTCTTCACCACGCAAATCCTCAGAAGCGGAATCAACTTCAGACCTTTTAATAAAATCAGCGGTCTGTTGCTTGGCATAATCAAGCGGAGTTGGGTTAGAACCTTTTGCAGACAAAAGATTATTAGCCATTTCTAAGCTCATCACTTCATCTTGTGACGATGGCTCGGGTCCACGGTAAATCATTAGAAAGTGTCTCCCTCTGGAACTAGAATGGCCAATAAACGCCCGCCAGTAGTTTTGGCATTAAAATGAGCACCGACAACATTCCTACGAATAGTTATTTTCTCTCCAGAATTAACTATATATTCATGGTTAACTTGCGGGAAACGCATAACCTTATAGCCACTTCCACCAGGGGTCTCATTCACGCAAACGGTCTTAAAGTCATTATCCCCGTGTTTTGCTTCAAGATAAATAGTCAACTGGTAGCTAAGGCGTGATTCAAACGTCATGAAAGACCAAATAAGAAGCTTATACCGATTCATGTAATAACCATTGTCAGCGGAGGGGCGGGGTGCAACAATGGAAAATTCAATATCCTTAATTCCAATAACCTCAGTTGCGGGTCTAAATTCAGGCCACTTCTCATTGATCATGGAAACAAGAGCATATGAAGCGTTTTTAGGTGGCTGATAACCAAAATCACGGTTAGTAAAAACACCATCAGCGGGCATAACAGCTAGTTTTGTTCCCACATCTTGCGCGTGCCAGTATTTCTCAACTTCACTGTTAAGACGCGAGTACGTCATTTTACCCTGTAAAGCCTTATCAACTTCATCTGATGTAACTGTGTTATTGGCGATATAAGCACCAGCGTCACTGAATTGTTTTTCTGTGCTGGTAAAACTATTAGCCAGTTGGTCAACAGTTTTACCAATAACAATACTCTCTCTTGACTTTTCATCAGAAATAGAGTTAGGCCCGACTATTTTTAATTCAGCCATCAAAATCACCCCATAACCACAATAGTGTATTGGTTACGGGCAGGAGCATTGGCAAAATCAAGGCTCAAAGTAGTATTGCTCATTGCCGTAGCGCCAACAAGAACAGCATTCCGCTGACTATCAAAGACCTGATAAATAACATCAGTGGTATTCAGGTTGTGAACAATACGAGCCTGTCGGTTACCCTCTGGAACAACACCTGTGTACTTCCGTACGGACGTACTCGCTTGCAGGGTTAGTGATCCATCAGGGGAGAAAGTCAACCCCTGTCCAGCTTTAACACTGATAGTCCCGGCATTATTTGACAAGCCACTGCCAGTAGAAATCTTTCCAGAACCACCACCAGCGAAAATCTTAGACCAGCTATTAACACCATTAGCAACATTGTTGACAACAGCCTTGCCGGAAAAACGCCACAAAGTACCACCATTGGCAGTACCCTCAGAAACAGCCACAATAGCATTTGGTCGGTATGAAGAAAACTCACTCTGCATTGGCCTCACCCACTGAGTGGCAGCAACAACCCAGAAGCCATTTTCACTAGAAACGTTTTGTGCGGAAAGAAGAACAACATCGCCCGCGCGGGTTTGAATACCGTCGATAGTCTTCAAACCAGTAAGCCCCGTAACACCAACGTGTGAAGCAACCCGAACACTACCAATGAACACAGGCTTAGCCTCGGAAGCCGCCACAGCATCACTAATAAGCTGCTCCAGACCATCCCTAGCAGTGTTCCAGCCGTTAATTTCCTCAATACTTAGAGTAACTTCACCGGTTTTACCATTAACACTATTTACACTGGTTTTCTTGTTGGAAACGCCGGAAGCTAACTTAACCCATGTAGCATTGTCGGTATTAAACCAATATGTTCCCTCATCCTCACCGGATTTAATTACACCAATAGCACCCTTATACAAACCGGTTTTAGGAAGTGCAGAAACACTAGCGGCCTCGTGTAAAGACGGGTATTGATTGTAGTTGATTGAAGCAGGGGAAATTTTGCCAGATTGATCAAATTCTATCTTCGACGAAACAACAGAATTTATTTTACCCGAAACAAAATCATCAATATTAGAAATTTTGTCAGTGGTAATAGGGTCAAGTTGATCAGGGGAAACCTTAAAACCATCCGCGTTTAGTTTGCCATCCAAAGCACGGGACAAACCATTGATTTTAGTCATCGGCAAATTAGGGATATTAGACTCAGCTACTTTACCAAAAACCAAATCAACCTTATTATTCACGCGCTCTTCAAGACGTGAAAGACCATTGATATCCCACATCTCATGCGTGTGGGAAGAAGCTGCTTTTCCTGCCAAAGCATTCGACAGTCCGTTAATATCGGCCATGTTGTGTTGGTGAACAGCATCAGCCTTATTAGACAATGTTGCAGAAAGGCCAACAATCTCACCCTGAGAATGCGTGTGGCCGGTATTAGACTTCTTGGCTAACTCAGAATCCACATAAGATTTATTAACCGCGTCATCTTCCCCTGAAGCTGTCTGAGGCAAAGAGATATTACCGTCAACCTTCCTCTTCACAACAGCGTTGGAAATAACTTCGGAAGAAGTAGCGTCATTAGAGACATAGCCAGCCAGTTTGTCATTCAAGGCTTTAGGCTGAATAGCGGTAGACGCTAATTCAAGAAGACTGTTAACCTGTGCAGACAGAGTAGAAGCCTGCCAGCCACCAACAGGCGCGGAAGTTTGAGAATACAGCGCCCGGATACGGTCAAGAAGCTGCGTGACCATTTCCTTATGTTCTGTAGTCAACTCAATATTATCAGCCATTAGATTACCTCAGTCTTCTTGAAGATATTCATAGGATAAGTAATGGTCCCGGAATAAATTTCATTTGCAACAGCGCCTAGAACAACAACTTCACCATTTGTTCTCACAATGAAGCGCTTAAAGCTATTCCACGAATATACGGCACCAACAATTTCCTGCGACGGGATAGCGACGTGTCCATTCCATTCTTTATTATTAAACTTAGCGATGGTCATATCACCAGTTTGTGTGAAACACAAGCGGTTAGCGTTAATGGTCATCATCCCAGCCTTAATTGAAACATAAAGCTTAGGGTTTTCACTCATCTTTAATGCGCCGCCACTGATTCCCATATCAAGGAAAACTTCATCTTTAGGCCCTTTTGAAAGGGTATCAGCCTGAACCTTAGTAACTACATACTCTTCTTTAAGCTTCTCGTGCTTTTTCTTAAGATCATCAAGGCTAATGGTTAACCCGGAAATTTCCCGGTTAGCGTCCTCAATGCGCTTAACAAGATCATTGTTAACACGGCTGATTGTTTGCCTATTCCAATCCGAATACCCAAAGGAATCGGCTGCCCACGCGGCGTTAATATCCAGCACCCAATCAGATGGGGCATCATCATAAGGGTTCTGTGCCGGGTTACGTGGGTCACCAGAATCAACAAAACGATCATCAGTCAAACCCAAGTGGCCGAAATTATATTTAGCCATTTCCTGAATGATATTCACAAAGTTAGTGCGGTCAACATTATGAATCAAAGCCCAGAACTTATGAGCAGGATACTTATAGCAGTAATCCGGCATAATAGTGTAATTATCACCAGGCTTAAGGAACTTATGGGCAAAGTTCTCAAAAATCATGAAAACATCGCCCGCCTCCATCATTTCTTCCCGGGTGTTGGCACCCGGATTCAAAACAACAGTGAATTTCTTCCCGAACTTGGCTTTAATCTTCTTGTAAAGTTCCAGGTAGTAGCTCATCTTGCTTGTTTGGTCGCCCCAGCCATTGACGGCCTCATCAACAAAAACACCATCAACTTTGTACCAGTCAATGTATTTTTGCATTTCTGCGAGAAGCTTGTCTTGAGACTCAGTGCCCCAACCAGAACGCACATAACCAACTACATGAGAGCCGGAAGCGTGAGCCTTCTCAGCCTGAATCTGCCAGTCAGAGTTAATCTTGTCACCGGGGCCACTGTTCACATTTATGATGCTAATGCCAATGTGCGGGTTGTGCCGTAGAACCCTATCCCAGTTTTTCTTAGGGCTGATAGTATCCGGTGCGTAGTAAGTAGCCAGTGAGATAGTCCTTCGGTTCTTCCACAAAGGTTCTTTCTCGAAATTACCTACCTTGCCGTTCTCTTTTATGTCAGCGATATCGGCAATATTCTTGTTTATTTTCTCATTGAAAGCACCACTGGCAAGGTCAAATGCAGTCTTGACTTCATCGACTTTCGTTATTTTATTTTCCAAATCTTGTTTAACAGCCTGGATTTTTATATTCATTTGACGGGCAATATTAGAATTTTCTCGCGCGTTCTGATCATAGGTTTGTGCTCGACCGTGCATGGTCTTGACTTCATTATATTTGGAAGTCATATCACCAACAGTAGTGTTGAAAGTATTCAGACTATTGTCAATTGCAGACTTAGCTTGATCAACAGCTGACTTTTGAGAATCAACAGCATCTTTCAGTCGGGAAACTTCCTGACGTTCTGTAGTTACACCAGCGAGAGTTTCCCTGGCCTTAGACAAAGTAGCCTCAGTGGCAGACTTTTCTGCCTCAAAAGCTTTCTTCAAATTATCAACAGCCAGTTTCTGGTTATCAACCAAAATCTTAGTACCATCAATAGCCTTCTTGGCCGCATCAACATCAGTTTTCATTGATGTAACATCAGATTGTGAAGCCTGTACAGCAGCCAGAGAAGTTTTTACTTCACCCAGCTTGCCAGCAACATCTGTTTGAGAAGCTTCAACACTTTCCTTCAAAGAAGAAACATCACGCTTAAGGGTCTCAACACTTGCTTTTGCTTGATTAATCATCCCAAGTGTTTCCTTGGAGGAAGCCAAATCAGCCGCAACAGTATTGCGTTCTTTAGTAACATCAGCCTTAATGGCCTCAATATTCTTGATAAGCTGGTTAATTTCAGTGATTTTCTCACCGGAAGTAGTCTCAAACGCACGCAAACGAGCGATAATATCCTGAAGATACTTCTCTGCAAGTTCTGCCTTGTCGGTAGAGACCTTAGCAGCGGTCAAGGACACGGCAGCAAACTCACGGGCAGCACTAGCCTGTTGTTCCGGGTTTTCAGGCAATGACTGCTCAATAGCCTTTTTAAAGGTAGTTAGATCGTTCTGTGTGACTTTACCTTCAAGCTCTGTTACAAGCCCCTCAATCTGGCTTATAGCCAACGTTAAGGGGTCACTCCCACCTGCCTTGTGAGTAGCAGCGTGAGCAGTTGGGGTACGGCTATCAGTAAGACGCGGGTCATTGGTATTAACCTTGGAATTAAGTGCCGTTCCCAGTCCAACAACTTCAGCCTGACTAATCGGACCACTACGACGGGCACCAATACCCTCAGCGGTGATCATAACTTCACCGGTTTGGCCGTTCACAGACCAAACATTAGAAAGACGAATAGTCGAACCGTTGCCGTCCTTCAGCGAGCCTTCTTCATATTTGACAACAATATTATCAAGAGAAGAGTAAGGTACTTTGCCGGATTCGTCCTTGTCAACTTTTTTATTTAAAAGTGTATCGATTTTACCCTGAAAATCAGGCAAGTCTTCCGTAGTAATGATGACAGACGAACCAGTTTTGTTATTCACGGCCTGAATGCCGGAAGTTGCAGAAAGTTTCTGCCAGTTACCTTCCGTAGTTGGGGGCATTTCGGCCAAAACATACGTAGCACCCGGGGTAATAGCCAAGTCACCTACAGAACCACCAGTAAGACCAATAAGACCAGAACGGTCTGTAATATTGAACACTCTGGTGTATGCAGAATCAGGGAGTTGGTTGTTCGGGACTTTACCCTCAACCAAATCAGCTTTCTTGTTCAATGCCATGTTGGTGCGAGAAGAAGCTAGAGACAGATTAGAAACAGCAGTCTGAATACTTCCGGTTGTTTGTTTCAGGGAAGAAATTTCATCGTCGGCAAGCTGCTTGTTGGTGTTGATCGTCTCGGAAAGATCATTGCGTAACTGTGACGTTTTATTGTCGATACTCTCAGTAAGTGAACTGTTGGTAGAATCAATCCTAGACGAAAGTTCATTTCGCAGAGCAGCCGTCTGGTTAGAGACAATTCCAGTGACGTTAGAAATAATGTTGATATCTTTGGAGTCAATATCTTTCCGCAAGGAAGAAATCTCGGTATTAACCCGATCATTAGTTGCCAAAGACGAACCAGTACCATCAAGAACATTACCGGAATAATCTAGGCGCGGAACCCACCCGGCGCGCCCGATATCATTTTCTGTAACATTACGGGAACCCGGAACCTCCCCTTGTGTCTTGATATCATCAAATTCAATATCCTGGTTTGGCATGTAAAAATCATGTGTAACCAGTTTGCCGGAAACACCACGCCTCCACCCAATACGGTAAAGAATCGGGGGCGAAACAGAATCCGACGGCACAAGATCAAAAACAACATTAGTTGTAGGCTCAATCAAACGGACTTTTTGAGTCTCAGAGAATTTAGCAATTGTCGAATCATAGGCAGCATCACCGCCATTGACGACAACAATAGTCACTTCGACATTTTCAGGTTTGCGGGAGACAGCCGTAACAGACCGCATGAGCTTAACAGTAAGCTGCTTTTTAATCATAGGTCACCTTTAAAGCTATTTGCAAGGAAAGTATACTTCACCCTTTAATAGCTAAAACCACCCGGCAATTATAGAACTGCTAGGTGGTTTCGTAACTCAATTATTTAATTATTTTCTTTTGTATCCCAACTGTTCGGAATGGAATACTTTTTACATTCCTTTAGCAAGCGTAAAACGCTGGTTTCATCTAGTTCTTCATTGAAAGAATCAGCGTAGGTTTTTCCGTCAAAGATAATGAAATATACTTCATCATCATGTTCTTCAACTCGGATAACAGTTGGTTCAGTGAGCATTGGTGGCTTATTTACTTCTTGCTCAATTCGATCAATCAGATTCATTTACTGCACCTTAATGATAATGTTTTGTTCCGGGATAGTTACTTCTTTTTTAAGAAACCGGTCATACCCAGTAGCCTCACCTTTTTTTGCAGAGTAAAGAACAAATCCATGATTCCCAGACGTGAAGCAACTAGCGCCACCTAGTACCATTTTACTACCAGGATATGCATTCAAGTAAACTTCACCCTTTCCGGGTACTCGCTCACCACTCTTGTTGAACTTAGCTTCATCATCCTTACGCTTACGCATATTGAACCTCCATTGCTTCTTTCACGATATCGCTAGCAGACTTGTCAAAAATATTGACGTAAACAGTATGCGATGTTGATTTTCCTAGCTCATCATGCCGGAACACTTCAACCTCTGCTACATAAGGCTCAAATGAACCGTACAGCTCATTAACAACCAGTGATGCATTAGAATCATTAAGGTATAACGTCACGTGACTAATTTCAGTGGTGCTGCGTCGTTTCTTTGAGGCAATATCAACCCGGGTGAAAAGTTCCGGCTCCAATGATACCTTGCTCAAAACCTCTTTGAAGAAAGTATTATTTTCCATTAGAGTTCCACCTTATTGAAGACGAATTTACCCTTCTTGATTTGCTTGCCACTAGTCTTTGCTTTTACCTCAACAGCCGTGGAAATCTGCCACACTAGGAAAAGAATAGCAGAACAAAACAGGAACGCTACAACACCGGAAATTACAATTGCCCATGAGTAACTAGTAATATCACTCACAACACTATCATAATCATATGTGTAGTTGTCTAGACGGTGGATATTAATAAGGATAGTCTGAGCACGCTCTAGAGCGTCTACACCGCCCTTGGAGTAGTCATAAAAATCTTGTGACTGCCACCAGCTGCCTAGAAGATTCACATACAGATTCAAGAACATTAATACAGCGTTTGCGCGCTTCTTAACAGTCCATACCCAATTTACGTTTTTGAAGATATTCATCCTTATTCACCTGTTTTCCATTGCTTAGAGCGAGCGATAATAATCTTTCTGATATGCTTATATTCTTTGATCAAATCATCAATATCAGTGAGCGGAGCACCTTTTTGATGGCTTAAATGCTTATGGTATTCCTTGACGAAATCAACAAGCTTTTCTGCGTGTCCTACTTTAGCGTCAAAAACGACATAAGGTTCACCGCTGGCGGTTCGGAATCCAGTAACACTGTAAGACTTGTCAGACCAACCGGAAATGCCAAGCGCATTAGGAACATGAACAATATCTGTTTGGTCAAAAATTACCGCGCAATCACGAACAATGGATTTTTCTCCAACACGTGATTTACCACCAATGAAAGCTTTTTCAAAGACAAGAGCCTCACCGTAAACAATTGCTTCATCAAAAACCCTGGCCGCACCATAAACTTGTGCTTTGTCAGTAACAATAGATTCGCCAGAAATAATTGCGTTTTCAAAAATCTTTGCAGAGCAACTGATTTTAGCATTTTCAACTACCCTGGCGAACTCTGTTACAGTAGCCTTGCCACAAACCATGGCGTTGCCGGTCACAAGACTATTACCTCGGACTCTAGCGTAATCATCTACAACAGCATTGCCGGAAACAACCGCAGCGCCTTGAACGTGTGCGTAGCCTTGGATTGTGGCATTCCCGTTAATGATGGAGTTGAGGTGAATCTTTGCGTTTCCCTGAATCCGAGCGCTACCAATTACAGTTGAATTTTCAAAAACTCGTGCGTTCTCTCCTACTTCAGAAAATTCATCAACTTTGGAGTTGCCATATACACGCGCATTATCTTCTACAAGTGAGAACCCTCCAACGGTGGCGTTGCAATATACAGATGAATTATCAATTATCCGACATTCACCACCAGCCACAGCGTTTCCGTGAACATGGGCATCGTTATAAACATGAGCCTTGTCTTTAACCGTCGCTGTGTTGGAAACTTTTGCTCTTCCATAAATCTTTGCTTGCCCGTAAACTTTAGCGTCCCCACGAACAAGTGCGCTTTCTGTTACTAGTGCATCCCCGTAAACCTTGGCTCGTTCAGAAACCCATGCTTTTCCAGATAAGTTTTTCTCTGACTCAATGAATCCCCCAAGGTCACCTTGCTTCACCTTGAATTGTGGCAAGTCCTGCGTGGCCATGATTCGGTGAAGTGTGTAACCGTCTACGACAACTGTTTCACTGGTTAGTGCAAAATGCTTGACCATAGTGTTTCCTTCTCTCTTCTTATCTGACATTTTGAATGTTACACTATGGTGAAAGCATTGTCAAAACTACTGGTCAAGGGCTACTTTGACCATGTATCCAAGGAACTCCCTAACGCAATCATGGATATCGTTGTAAGTGAATGCATCATCATAGGAATCACCGACAACACCTAACTTCTTTTCCTTGATAGGTTCCCGTGTATGCTTCTTAGAAACCTTGAACCACAAAACATTTTTGCTATCCAAATAAAAATAAAAATCTGCTTTCGGATAAACACATGAAGCTATTTCAAGAAGAAACACATTTTCATTCTCATGGTTGTTGCACCTGACATGACCGGCAGCGCTGTCAATGGCCAAAGTAATTTCGTCACGTGACGTAACTATGCGACTGAATTCCTTATGTCCATAATCATGACGGCTAGCAGTGTCAAATCCCCATAAGCAAATGTCTACAAAAGCTTCTTCAGTAGCATCCATGAGATACTTACGTGGACCGAATAAAGCATCATCCTTGATGTACTCAACTAATATTTTGTATGGATTGTTCAACTGAGTAAATTGAAGAAGTTGCCCCCGGTGGTAATCTCGAATAGTGAACTTATTCCCATACTTACTTTTATCCGTGAACAATTCATAATTATCACAAACATAATAAAAGCGCTTCTTATACAACGCCTCCATATCATCAACCAAAATCATGACTAATCAACACTACCCAATGGAACATTGTAATGAAGAATCTTATTCTCATAAACACGCCGGAAAATATTACCCAAATGGGAGTAAGTCATATTCCAGCATGAGAAAGAATACTCCTCCTCGTCCCACAAGTCATGTACAGCAACAGTGCACGGCACCCCATTCTTGTACAGTTCGTACTTGATTCGACCACCCTCAAAATCAACTTCACACGCATCTTCATAAATTCGGTATTCAACAATCTTTCGGGAATCAAACACCCGCAACGCCTGCAAAACATCCTCAGGGTAAACGGCTAGACGCTCAAACCCGCAATGATCAACGTGAATGGACTTATCGTTACGCTGGTGGCTCCTCAGAAACTCAAAAAGAACATTCTCAATCGTTTCCGGGTAAATACCATACTCATCATGATTATTGATACCCTCGCAAGCAAACGAATACTTCTCAATAGGATTACCTGCGTCAAGTTCCTGCTTGTCGTAAACAGTGAAGTAACAAATACCATCAAGATATCGGAACCCAAAAGCAAAATCCGGCAAATCAGGGATTAACGCCCAGTATTGAGTCCACCCTGGCAATTCGGAATATTGTTTTGCCTCGTGATAAAACTTTTCCATTTTTACCCCTTAATTGCTTTTTCTACAGCATCATAAATATCTTGGCAGTCATTCAGGCCAAAAACAGTAGAAACCCGTGAGGAAGAATTAGCATGGACATCGAAAGTGCCCTTCTTCCCCTCAACAATAGTCGCAGTATGATTAAACCGGTGGTTCTCTTTATTAGCAGGGTCAATAACAAACAAACACTTCACTCCACCCGTGAACTTACCCTCACCAATGGAATCATGATACTTACTTCCAAGGAAGTAATTCTTAACATCAGTTAGATTCAACTTCACTTTACTTTCTTTCTCAAAGTAATCATTCAAGCTATTAACCGCATGCGAGAACTTTTCGGTGTTAATATAATGATCGACATTGAATTCGTTCGAAACAACGATATGGTACATTTCATTTTTGTACTGAATTTCAATATATACATCAGTGTTTTCCAGGTAAACAAAAATACTACCGTGTTCAAAAATTAATCGCCCTGTCTTTGGAAGAACCTGAGCAATTTTAGAAGCAAAACTATTTATTTTTCTCGCCATTTTTCTCTTCTTTCTCTCGCTGAATAACTTCATCCCAATCAATATGACCAGTCTCAATAATATTACAGAGTTCATTCATGCTACTTGTTTTACCAAGTGGAACGGAGTTCTTATTTGGTGTCAAAACAAGACACGAATACCAGTCTTTGCCGAAAGAAATATAAAGAACATTTTTGTTTTCAAAACCAGTTACTCGGAAGCATTCGCTAGAAGATTCTAACTGAAAATTAAGATCGGAATGAGCATTCTTTACACTTTGGATAATACCGTAAATATCGCTCTTAATTACATCATAACACAAAGGACTTATGAGTTCACAACTTAACAGCCTTGAGAAGAATTCCTCCCACATTTCCGGCTCATCATACATATTGTATTCCATGCCATGCGGGGAAACTTCTTTACCCAATCTGGAAATATAACACGAAACATTATGGTAAAAGTTACTTTTCCTAATGAAAAGGATATGGTAGTAAGACCATGTTACCAGCATGTAATTATCGTCTTTTTCGTGAATTTCCAGCCCGTCATAAACCTTTTTCATGGCCGGAATAATATTGTTTGCTAAAGATCTTTCTTTTCCTTTTCTTCCCATTTTTACATCCGTTCAGCTATCCATTTTGCGGCCTGTTTTGGGTTGTCAAATCCAAATGCATCACCGGTTTTATCTATGGTGTACAGAATTATTTCGTCATCTTCCACGGTTAGGAAGAATGCCTCTTCATATTCTCGGCTTAAAATGCCACTGATTCCTTTGTTGCTGAAAACAACTCCGGGAACATGGACCAAATTAGAAAGTTCCACCATTACATCGTATAGAATCTCTTTAGTGCTCACACGATGTATTGTATTATTTAATTCACTCCCCTGCAACGTAAAAAAGAATCAATCAAATCATGAACGCTAGACCATTTCACATCAGTGATGGTAACATCCAATTCCGGGTTAGTTCCCTCACCATATGCTTTTAACTGCAAATGGTCCATGTACTGTAGGTGAGTGACTTCAAATCGGAGTCCACCTACGCTAAAGACTCTGCGTGTATGGGTTGTTTCTGAGTGGCCATACTCAACCGGAATCCCACAGAACGCACCATCGTCAACAAAATCCCTGACGTTAAGCATGATAATGTCATTGATTTTGTCAAAATCATACTCGTATGAATTGTTTTTTGAACTGCTTAAGAATCCAATGGAGATTATCTTTGTGGAAGTAACGCTTTTCAATGAGTGCGCTATCAACGCCAATTTCGGCGGTTATGTATCCATTTTCATCTACAGGTGACAGTGCGAGAGCATATTCAACATCTGTTTCAGTGGGGATTCTCCAATCAATAACAGTTCATCCGTTTTCTTTTGTGGATAGTGTTTCTGTTGGGAGTCCTACAGACTGCATCTCTTTCATTATCTCTTTGATCATGATTCTATTATAACATCACTGGTGGTAAAAATCAAATTATTAAATGTGGTTGTGATCACAAGAAAACCCCTCCAAAAACAGGGAGGGGTTAAACTAGAAAGAAATCACGGCGCGCTTCCGGTTAATGGACGGCTCCAACCCATCGCCAATAATATTTTTGACCACGGTAACTAACGATTTTGCCGTGGAATCAGACACAAGGAAGCTCCCTTCACTATGAGAAACTTCGATCCCATCATCAGTGATGTAGAACTTGACAACTTCTCCAGCGTTAGCATATCGATAGCAAACAATTTCGTTATCATTGTTTAGACCCACAAAAACATCCGGGAGATTATCAGCAATAACATCCTGAATATCCTTATAACCAATCACAACCCTATCAGAGAAAGCATGAAATCCACAGTCAACTTCACACAAAGAGTTCACTCGGATAAGGTAAACAAAATCTTGGCAAAATGGACGAACGTTTTCAACCACATAACAACCCTTGATGTTGTCATCGTCATCTAGCATGTAGAAGAAAACATTATCCCACAAATCATTGTGCCGTAGAATAAACTTCCGGTACTCAGGGGCGTATTCTTCATACTCACCCTCGTAAACATACTTAGTGAGACCAACACCTAAATCGTCACATTGACGTTTAAACCCATGAACCATGAGCGGAGGAGTACCATTCTTAACAAATTTCCGGCTAATATTCATGATTCACTCCTTGAAAAGATTCATTGTTTCAGTATGGAAGCTAATTGGAGTGAAAGTCATAACCAAAGACTTAAGCAACTCAACTATCTCATCATGTTTGCAGTTAAAACTCTTTACACTCATAGTGTTTTCACCAACTGAAGATTCTACAGAGATAGAGTAATCATCAACATTCGCAGTCACATCAATCCCGTCAACCTGGAATCTAACCCCATCAGCTTCCCTGCGAATACTGAAGAAATCTGGTTCGTTCCACAAAACAAATTCCAGAACACCATTATTATGAATAACCAGCCAAAAATTATTATTAACCGGATAATAGGCGTTTTCAACAGCCATCATTGTAAGCAGGTCGTCAAGTGCCCAGAATTGCCGATCGCACAAATAAATGTATTTCGGGCTGTATTCTGACTCATCGTAGTCGAATTCTCCCCATACAGTTACCGTGTAGGTGTTCTCACTATGCATGGTAATGATGTAAAGGTCATCCCCAAAACCTCCCTCACCATCATAGTATTTTAGAGCAACATAATCATGAAAAACTTTATCTGCTTGCGCGTATGTCACCATCTCAAATGGAAAGTCGTGCGCCTCAGAGATTTGTTGTTTTAACTCATCAATATAAGGTTTAGTATCCATCTCTCCTCCTCTTCCTTGTACCCACCACCTTACCACACGGGTGTGTAACACGTCAAATAATGGAGAAAACCCCACAATGAAGTGGGGTTATAGCATGTGCAAGGTGTTCAAGCCTCTGGCAGAATCCAATGAGGCTTAAAGGTTCCATCCTGAAAACATTTGATAAGATTAATTATTTCATCGGGGAAGTTTTCAGGAAGCAAGCTATTCACCCTTAACAAATTCAAGAATTGTTTCATGCATCAACATGATGCCCGGAACCATCTTCTCATCACCAAAATTGCACACAAAGTAAGACCTTATTTCATATGGTTCTTCTCGTGAATTGTCAATGAACTCGACTTCTACATTACCATTGTAGTTGGTGAACTCCATATAGACATCTTTGTTATCATAGATATCCAGCTTTTCATAATAACTACCACTCAGGCAAGAATTAATGAAATCTTCAATTGTTTTGTTATTCTTTTTATGCCCCATCTTTAACCCCAGAATCAATCAGTGCCGTCTTATTCATTTGCTGAACACAACGAACAATTTCATCAGAATTCTTCCCGAAATACAGGAAAGACTTCACTTTATCCTCACCACAGCCACACTCAGAGTGATATTCAACAATACCAGTGGTATCACTCTTAAGTCCAGTCTGTAAGTAGCAGCCCGGCTTACCTAGACCATCATAACGAATCTTAAACCCAACCGAGCTTAGCTCACTGCTTTTCTTTACAAAATCAGCCAAATCATTCGTGCGAATCACGTTTTTCATAATGCCAAAAATTCTTTCTATCCACATCAACCATCAACGTCTTATACAAAGCCTTAATAGCCGACTCTATATCTTCTTTATTTTCACTACAATACAAATAAGACTTAACTACAAAATCAAGATGGTAATTCTTACCAATATATTGAACCAAACACAAATCATCACGGACCTTACTAAACTGTAAGAACAGTCCGCAATCATAATAAAATATGTGCGGGAATCCCAAATAAAAATCAGGTCTGTTAGAGCATTCCTCAACAAACCTGACTATATTATCTACAGACATTTTACGCTAGAAGCGCCGAATCCACCGCCTTCATACTAACATTCTCCATAGCATCACAAGCAAAATTAACAAGGTCAATCAAACCCGCGCGCGTACAGTTATACGTCGAATATGATTCCAGAACATTCCGGTAATCATCAAGAACCTGAACAACAATCTTATCGCGCGAGAAGAACGCCTTCATGTTAACACCCTCATATGTGAAGCGGACAGTGTCACCGCAATAGTAGGTGGAAGTCAGAAAGAAAGCATCTGAAATGATGCGCCCCATAAGCTCAACATCATTTACAACCATGCCGAACCGGCTATCACCCTCAACAGCGTCCAGTTCACTAGCAGTAAGCAACTGAACAAGATTGTCAAGTGTGTAGAAGTTAGATGGCATAACAAAACAATATGATTGTTCCTTCAACCGCGTGTGAGGAGAAACAAAGAACACATTGACAGCAATCTTCTTCCGCTTGAATTCCGTCACAAGGAACAAAAGCCAAGTGTCATCCTCATGCCAGAAAGCAAAATGGTCTTTGAGCAATGGCGAACCATACTTGCGGTCAAGTAAATGATACTTGCCCCCAGCTTCCTCAATTTGCTTTTGGATAGTTTCAAGTGTTTTGCCCATTTAGGCCCCTCTCTTTCTTGCCTGTATCATAACACAACATTCGGCAAGAATCAAGTTTTTAGAAGAATTTCTTAATGAGCTGGTCAGATAGCTGTTTGAACTGAACTTGTTTGTTCTTGGAACCTACAAAAATCTCATCTACAGTCTCACCTTTTACAAGATGCTGTATGCGAACCCCAGTTAAACCTTCCACTGGTGCGCCACTCTGGTATGGCCCAACAATATCAATAATTCGAGTAAGTACATCTTCTTTAGCAACACATTTAGAAGAAACCAGACCTAGGTAATTAAACACTTCTAGCGTGAAAGCGCCCTTGTCCATTCGCTTATCATCCGACGGGGAAATAATAAAACTTGTTCCATTCAAACTAAACTTCACAATGCCGTGAAACAACTGAACGTTTTTCTTGTAATGGTCTTTCAGATCGGAATATACATAAACAGAATCTGGTCCACCCACATGGGAATTGATTTTTTTCATCTTCTGGTTCTGCGCTCGAAATAGCGTGTTTTACCGTTGGTACAATATCTTTAAAGAAACAGAACTGATTACCATCGTGAACACCACTTGAGTGTGTTTCTACCCGGAAAGTTTCGTTGTCATGCTTGTAGACTTCAATGAGCAAACCGTCACTGGCATCAATGAAAACAGTTTTGTTATTAACAAATACTCTTATTTTGCCAGAAAAGCGTCTGCCAAGACATTGTTAGCATAAATAATCTCTGGTGGAATTTTTCTTTTACACAACTTTTTTGAACCTCTCTACTATTTTGCAAGCCGCGTCACAAAACGCAGATATATTTTCACCAGACAAATCTTCAACCACAAAATGGCCGTCACATTTCCCGTTAGAAATAATGGAGATTGACAAAAATCCCTCATATTCCAGACATGCGCAAACAGTCCTGTGTGTTTCCTCGTTGGTATAATAAACATCACTGTGGGAATTATTTTTTACATTTTGAATGACCGCACCATTAAACTGTTCTCGGGTTTTATTATTTGTAAAGAACCCTAAAACAACATCAATGACTTCATTCTTTTGAGAAACATCAAACGACTTATTATACCCCTCACAATCGCCATTGAATTTACAGTTAACAACAATTTTTCCATCCCAGCAGTGAATCTCGGTCTCAGCAAAACCCTGGTTCAAAACCCGGATAAAGTCACCGTTATAGCCAACGTCATACTTGCCAGCTAGTTTTTGAAACAGGTCAGCAAAAATTACCTTAATTTGTTCCTTTACAGAACGATCAATTGCGCTCTGCCTGCTAGCCGCGCTGCCATTAACTTTCAGGGAATCCCTAATGAACGACTGGATACCACCAAAAACATGACCGCCCCTGTCATACATGTTAAACGTTTTGTTAGTTTTTACCTTAAAACCATTCACTAAAGACAACGAAAACAAACCGTTACTCAAATCAGTAGCAAGAAACTTATTGTTCTCCCCACTATCTTTGGTGGAAAACAAAATGTAATTATCCTGCTCATCATGAACTTTATCGGCAATTCCACTAACAATAACTTCTTTTAATCCATGAAAATCATTAATATCCATTGTTAAACCACTTTTTAAATATCAAACCAGTCAATAAAGCCCCCGCCATATTCCGACACTGCTTCAGAAACGAAACAAGGCAACTCATTTACAGTGTGCTCAAAGAAAACCCGGTATTTCCCCTCATAAAGACTACCCTGCAATACAGAAACTTTTGTTTCATCATCTAAAACTTGCAGACACTCAACATAGTAGCCCGGAAGCTTATCTGTCTCAAAAATATTAGAGCTTACCTCTTGGAAGCCCATCTTCCCCATATATGATTTTACCTGCTTGTGCAGGAAGCTTTCTTTCCTCATGGGTTTAAGCTTACCACACAAACAGGTAAAAGTCAAATTTTAAGATTCATCCCGGATATTCAAATACCAGTGACCAGGGAACTTTGTTATATAGTCACTCAAAACAAAACAAAGCTTATTCATGATAACGCTATCCACCCCATAACCATCATCAATAATCTTGAAACTATTGAGGAGAACATACTGGTGGCTAAAAACTTCAATCCACCAGAAATCATCATGAAATTGAATAGTCAATCTATCGCCGCACATATATGGTGCAGTAAAATGCCAACCAGGACCGACTTTATCCAAATTAAAGAACTTTAAAATTCTTTCAGCTTTAGTATAGTCCATTGTTATTCCACCCATTCAACCGGTTTAACCATCGAATCCTTACCCAGAATAGAGCCAACCAACGCGCGAAAATCGTCATAAGTGAACCCGTTAGACCACACAGATTCCTTAAGTTCATTTCTATAGACGTAACTGCACAAATCTACTCGTAAAACATCATTGAGAGTCACAACCATGTAAACATGGCACGTGTTCCTACCGTCCGTTCCCAGAAAGCCTTGTGGTTGTTTATGAAGTGAAGTTCCTTAACCTCCTTGTCTGGAATCCAATTGAACTCCTTCATGACGCTTACTACGTCATCATCACTGCAAACGATTTGCTGAGTGTTTGCAAGTTCCTCAAAATCCCAATAAGCATCAAAATCGCTTGATATAACCCACTCTGTGGTTTTAATTACATTGTCGCGGAAATAACCAGACAAATCGTTTTTAACGATGAACTGCTTCATATTCCCGCCAGAATTATATTTGTGGGAGATAATAACAGAATCAATTGACTGATTAAAAACTTGAACAGAACAAATATCATTAGAGAATTGAACTATCCGCCCATTGTCAAGCACTTTTGTCTCAGTAATCTTATTGGCACGGTGCTTATTGTAAGAATTAACAACATCATTAATAAACTTTCGCTTATCCATCGATTCTTTCATCCAATCTCGCTTCAACCATTCCAATTCGGACATTAGAATAATCCCCCAAAAACTCTTTAATATATTCTACAATAAAACCAGTCCGGCAAGTATTGAACATATCCAAAACATTACCGGACTCACTCACACCTTTTACCACACAATACATATAGTCAAATTCAATTTCTACAAGCCGAATATCGCCCTTGTGTTTCCTAACAGTTGCCGTGTCACCGTCAATATTGGTGTGGTAACACTCTTCTTCAGCGATAACCGCAACCATGTCTTTGGGTGTCAGAACAACATACTCAACACCAGTAAACTCTTTGTAATTGGAGTAATCAATTTCACCAACACTTACCGCGTCAAAGAACTGCGAAAGAACACTCCTGCTGTTCTCTACCGCGTAACAACCAGTAGATTGATAATTTTCTGAATTATCTTTTTCTACAGTGTGGATAAACAACCTCCGGTCATCCAAACCACTGAATTTTACCGCAACCAACTTGTTTTTAATCCAATAAATATTTGAATAGCTATATTCAAGGAACAAAACATTCTTCCGGGAAATTTTCTATAGTAAACATTTCTACCACTCTAGTGCAACCGAAATTGAGTAAGGACCGTCACATTCAGTCTCCGTAACATCGAATGTTTCAAACTCACGGACCTTTTGGATTGCTTCTTTCTCTGAGTTCGCTTCAACTCACGCTGTGTAGGTTGTGTGGATAGTGTACTCTACTTCATAAGTGTTAGACATTTTCCCTCCCTATCTCTTGCTGATGTTTTTAATCTTACACCACCCAAGAAAAAAA